CCTTGTCCATCGCTGTCGGGTCGTCTGATACGACTGCCCAAGCAAGCACAGCCACAGGCGTGCTTAATATTATAAGAACGGCTTCGTCCTTCCAATCTGATTGTCTCGCTTCTAACAATTTACCTTGGTAAGCTTCCTCACCTCGAGCTTGTTTTTCTGCATGCAATAATTGTGCTTCAGACATTGCCATTTTTGCTTTTTGTCTGTTAGCATAAATTTTAGAACCAGCTTGCGCGGCTAATTTAATCGCTTGTAGCCACATAAACTAATACCAAGTTGCTGTTTTTTTCTTATCAGCTAGCATTCTTCTTCTACCTCGAACATCAACTGTATTTCCTTCGTTGATTTTGTTCATAGGATCGTCTTGGTTGGTAATAATTTTAGATCTTGGGTCAATTGCTACTTTCCCAACCTCTTCTTTATAATCGATACCACCTTTTTGGTAGCCATCTTTACCAACGCCTAGCTCTTTAGTTATTTTAACCATAGTTTTCTCCTTATTAAATAGTTTATACCTACTTTTTAGGGAAATTTCTACCAAAATCAAATTTTTTGCCTGCGGTAGACATCTCCTGCTTTGTTAAACTTGTTGCAGCTCTCAATTCAGCCAACTCCTCTGTTTGATCTAGCTTCTGTTGGAAGTTAGCTTGGTTCATCATTGATTTCATACGATCAAGATTGATTCTTTCTTGGTCATCTTCAGCTTTTCTTTGGTTTTCAGCTGCTCTCAAGTCTAATTCTCTAGATTTTAGCTTCGTTAATGGGTCAGCACCTAAGCCCCCGTTAATTTCTGCGTCTTCTTTTTTAAATTCGGCCATCATTTCAGCAATTAACACAGCTTTTCTAGACTCGATCTTCTGCATTATGTTCATCAACTGAGGTTGAAGCTGTGGATTCTGTCTAATTTGCTGTTGCATCATAGCTACTGTTTGTAATTCTTGTGCAAACTCTATTTCAATCTGCTCTTGAGCCATTAATGAAATGTGTTCCATAATATTTTTCTCAATACTTGCTACCATCATCGGTGAATTTTGTACTAAGTTAGTAGCTAAGAAATTTAAATGCGCNGTNATGTGAGCTCTATGGTCTTGACCAGGNAAAGCTTGGAANGGTTTACCTGCCATTGCATCAATATGTTCTAATGCAGGATCTTTTGGCATTGGCGGTTGTGGTTTTTTTAATAACAAATCAATATCTTTTACACCTAACGCTTCATACATATTTCTGTACGCTTGATAAACGTTGTGTACTTGTGGATTGGAAACTGCCAGCTGAAGTTCCGTTTGTGCGAGAGAGATCCTCTGTGTTTGAGAAAATATATTTGGATCTGCAACTGGCAGTATATCAACTCGGTCATCAAAGTCCGCTTGTTTAACTGTTCGCGAACCACCCACAACATCATAGGGGTATTCTGGTGGGAGATAAAGTTTATAGACTCGAGCTAATAATCTGAATTCACTTTTCAGTGAAGCATATAATCTTTTATGGATCGCAGACATTGTTCTCGATCCTCTTTCTAGCAATGCTACGGTCGTACCCACAGCTGCTTGTTGATTACCCTCACCTACTTGCAAGTCTGCTATTGAAGCAAATCTTTGACCTGCTTGTACTACGACGCCCATAAGTTGTAACAAAGTTTGTGATGGTTCCTTAAATGGAAGCATCATAAACGAATCTTTAATATTTCCACCAGGAGCATCTACGTCTCTAAACTCTCCAGGTTGGATTGACTGTGCATCATCTCTGATTCTGATTCCTCTTTGTTTAAATCCTGCAGGTAAGTTAGATAAAGTTCCTGCATCTAATAGTTGTCGTAAGGCTTGTGTTGCTGTTCTTGATAGTCCACCGATCATGTGAATTAAACCTAGGCCATAGAAACCAAGACCAGGTAAAAATTTAAAGTGAGTGAAATATTTTATTCTAGATTTATTAGGATCACCAATTTCATAGTTTCTTCTAATAGATAAAATAGATCTTGTTGCTTCTTCTAAAGTAACAATGTACGGAAGTTTAATCCCTGTTGGATTACCATCCATATCTTTATCTTCGTATCCTTCTAAATCTAAATCCGTATGTATTTCTAAAAGTGTAAAAACATTTTCTTGTGTTGTTTTTCTAATACCTTCTAGTTCCCGTTCTTTAGCTTTAAGATCTGAAGTTGTTGTAGCATTATCAGTCGGTGTTCCTAAATCAATATCTCTATAGAAACCTGCTACTTGTTGTTTACGCAAAGTGTTCTCGTCCATTTTTAAAACATGAACGATTGCTTCCGCATCGTCTAATGAGGTAGCCGTATACGGAACAACCAGATCATCTGCCGGTACAAATTTAGAAACTGCACGATTCATTAATTCATCGTAATAAGTTTTCTTAAATGCTGAACCAGCTAAAGGTAAATAAAATAATAATTGATCAAAGTCAGGTTCGAACTCTGGCATTTTTTCCATAAGTTCGTAATTCATATAATCTTTAACTCTCTCTGCTTGTTGAGTTTTTTCTGGAGTAATTTTTCCAACGACCGCTGTTCTTACTGGTCCTTCGGCCGGGAGTAATTCTTTATAAGCCAAAGCTTGAAATTGTGTAACCGCTTCTGCTAAAACTGGATGCGTAGCACCACTAGCGTTTTGAAAAGGTTCTGTTTTGTCTTCGTATTTAAATCCTAATAAATCTAATCCTTGAGTATAAGTTCTTTCCCAATCTCTTCTAGATTCTTTATACTCTTCAAAGTTTGTTTGTAGTTGTGTGCCTAATGGATCAAGAATCTCATCACCAAGGAACTCGGCTAAATTAGAATAGTGTTCGTCACCTTCTGCAGGGGCAACGGCTCTAGGATCAAAGTTTACATCTACTGATCCATCTTCGTTTTGAACCGTTTCAACACCACCAGGAGCTGCTACTTCTTCAGTAACTTTCTCTTGTACTTTTTCTGTGATCTCCTCTTGAGATGGTATCTTAACTTCGCTTCTTGTGTTTGGTAATGATTTGTCTACGTTGTCCGCCATTATATATTTTCTCCTTTACCTCTTTAACAGTATTATAGGATATATTCAAGCCTTGAGGATTAGGGCCTGATTTTGGAGGCAACAGATTGGTTTTAGGGTATTTCATTATAAGTTAACCACTCTTAATAAATTGGCTACACCCCCGTCAGCTGCTTCTTGTCTTTTTCCTAAATTAATCGTGATATCTGAACCTTCACCTGGTTTTGACCCTACGTATTTTGCTGCTGCTCTAAGTGCAGAATATAATCCTCCGCCTCCTTGAACATTTTTACCTTTACTAAAAAATGCATCTTTAATTTCAATAGCAGCGTTTTTTACGTCCTCTAATGAATTAATATCTTTAGCGTTGTTAAAATCAAACTTATCCGTCACTATAATTTCTCCATCCTCATTTACTTCGACTTTTCCTGAACCTATTAAAGTTTTTAAATTATAATTTTTACTTAACAAATTTAATAATAAAGGTTTATCCATAGTTCCAGATTTATAGTCTTCGTATTGAATAGAACCTTTTCCTTCTGATAAAACTTTTTCAGCTATACCTTTAAGTTCATCTTTGTAATCTTCAGATAAATCTTTTTCTGTAAATGGTTTATCTCCACCAAAAACATCGTAAGTGAATTGTCTTACGTTAGGTGGGATAACGTTAATAACTTTTTTCAAGAACCCTGGTTCTTCATCTGATCCTTCAGCTAAACCAAGTCTTAGTGCAGTTATAATTCCACCTTTAGCTTTATAATCTACACCACCCATTCTCTTAATGTAATCTGTTAAACTTTCTCCGGCTTCTACTAAAATACCGTTGTTATAATCGTCTATAAGTTGTTCGTAACTATTTTCCATATTAATAAAACTTTTTTGCTTTTCGTGGTCCTTTATCCTCTTTGTAATCTTCAGGATGCTCTATCAAACCACCTTGTCTAAATCTCATCACAGCTTGTGTCATACTATCGACCAAGTCATCGTGATCGCCATAAGGGAAAGCAGCACACTCTTCGATAACATCTTG